GACAACAAGAATCCCTACAATGTATGGAAGGTACTATGTTCTTACTCTCGTATGGAGAGGTAGAGAATATACTATCACTGTGTTTAGGTCTAAGTTAAATAAACTTCAGAGACCACAAGCACAACGTATAGCTGATAGTGTCTATCCTGGTAGTAGAGTGATTAAGTATCATGAATCAGATCCAACTGACGGACCTGTTTTATTAGCAACTGAATCTAAAAAACCTTCTAAGAAGAAAAAGAATCAGGTTAATGATGAGGACAAAGTAGATGCAGGTAACTTGCCACCTGCTATGGGAGGTGTCTGGGGTGAAAGTGCACCACCAGGACGAGAGAAGCAAGTCAAAAGTTTAAAGAAAAAAGTAGGCAAAGACAAAGCGTATGCATTTGCATGGGCTCAACATAATAAGAAGGAGAAAAACTGATGTCTAGAATCCAAGAACTACAATCTGAACTCCGTGTTCTAGAGGCATTTCGAGATGTTGGCCGTGCCACAATCTTGAAATCCATGCTAGAATATGAACTAAAGAAGGAGGAGTTCAGTGATGAGCGAGGTACCAGAGGATCGGTTAGATCTTGATTGGATTGATTACGAAGGAGTAATCGGTTACGATCATATTGAAAAACAATTTACACTTCAGTTACATAGACACCTGTATTGGTTTGCTACTAAACAGGAAGCTGAAGAATACTTAGTGACACATGCCGACTAACAACACAGATTTTTACTTAGGTAACCCCAACCTCAAAAAGGTCGGGACAGATATAAATTTTACCCAAGAGCAAATACAGGAATACCTCAAGTGCAAAGAGGATCCTGTATATTTTGCTATGAATTATATCAAGATTATATCTCTTGATGAAGGTATTGTGCCATTTAAAATGTGGGACTTCCAACAGGAATTGATTGAGAGTTTCCATAACAATAGATTTAATATAGCAAAACTACCTCGACAGACTGGTAAGTCAACTACGTGTGTGTCTTATCTACTTCACTATGTTTTGTTCAATGATAATGTTAACGTTGGTATTCTTGCTAACAAGTTATCTACTGCAAGAGACTTGCTCGGAAGATTACAACTTGCTTATGAACAGCTGCCCATGTGGATGCAGCAAGGTATCATAACATATAATAAAGGATCAATGGAGTTGGAAAATGGATCTAAAATACTGGCAGCATCTACCTCCGCATCTGCAGTTCGAGGTATGTCTTTTAACATTATCTTTCTGGATGAGTTTGCCTTTATTCCTAATCATATCGCTGAGGCATTCTTTAGCTCAGTATATCCTACTATTACTTCTGGTACCAAGACAAAAGTAATAATCATATCTACCCCTAATGGTATGAACCATTTCTATAAGTTATGGGTAGACGCACAGAAAGGTAGAAATGGATATGCATGGTCTGAAGTTCACTGGTCTAAAGTGCCAGGTAGAGATGCTAAGTGGAAAGAAACTACTATTGCCAACACATCAGTTAGACAGTTCACTCAAGAGTTTGACTGTGAGTTTCTAGGATCTGTTGATACATTGATAGCAGCATCTAAGTTACGAACGCTGACCTATGATGATATAATGACCAGCAATGCAGGTCTTGATGTATATGAAAACCCAGTAGATAATAATGACTATATTATATGCTGTGATGTATCACGTGGATTAGCACAGGATTACTCTGCCTTTGTGGTTATCAATATTTCTAAAGCACCGTGGAGACTGGTGGCAAAGTATAGGAGTAATGAGATCAGACCTATGCTATTCCCGAACGTCATTTATAACGTAGCAAACAATTATAATAAAGCACACGTATTAATAGAGGTAAATGATATAGGAGAAGCAGTTGCTTCAAGTTTATTCTATGACGTAGAGTATGAAAACGTACTGATGTGTGCTATGAGAGGTCGGGCAGGTCAAATAGTCGGACAAGGTTTCTCAGGTAACAAGACACAGATGGGTGTCAAGATGAGCAAGACTGTCAAAGCACAAGGATGCTCTAACCTCAAGACGTTAATAGAAGATGATAAACTCATTGTTAAGGATTACAACATAGTCGCTGAGTTAACTACCTTCATCCAGAACAAACAATCATTTGAAGCTGACGAAGGATACAATGATGATCTGGTTATGTGTCTGGTTATATTTGCATGGTTGGTGCAGCAAGATTACTTCAAAGAGATGACGGATCAGGATATTCGTCGCAGAATATATGAAGAACAAAAGAATCAGATAGAACAAGACATGGCTCCGTTCGGTTTCATTGATGATGGACTAGAGGATGAAGCAATCGTAGACAACGAAGGGAATGTCTGGACTATTGATATGAATAGCAATGATTATACGATAGATGAGTATGGAGATAAAGCATATATGTGGGAGTATCGCTGAAGAAGTACCTTTTAATAAATAATTTTAGACAAAAATTGATTTATCATCAGGAGTACACGCATGGCTAGCACGCTCTTATCGCCAGGAGTTGAGATACAAGAAAGAGATCTGACTGTTGGTTCGATTGAGACCGTTGAAGTAAACGTTGGGGGAATAGCAGGATCATTTGAAAAAGGACCTGTTCTTAAACCAGTTCGTATCGCAAACGAGTCTCAACTAATTGAAGTCTTTGGAGAACCCTCCGAAGCAAACGCAGAGACATGGTGGACTGCTGCAAGTTACCTCTCTTATGGTGGAGTTCTTGACGTAGTTAGATGTGCAACATCTGGACAGTTAAGTGCATCAGACGATGGCACAACTTCTCCTTATCTTCTTTCCATTACCACTAAGGATGCTTACGAAGCATCATATCTATCCGCATCTGCTAACCCATTTCACTGGGCAGCGAGAGATGTTGGTGCTGATGGAAATGCACTAAGAGTATCAGTAATTGATAAAGGTGCTGACCTAACACTAGTACTTGATGGTGCTTTAACTACTAGCACAATCGGTACTCAAGTTCAGAATACAGCAGGTACTAAGAGTGGTTACATCTATGCGTGGGATGCTACTACTAACACAGTATCACTAATTACTTCTGATACTTGGGACACTTCAGACGTTGTTGAGAACGGTGTTACTGATAGAAATATCTCATCAGTTTCTGACTGGTACGACAATCAGTACGTATTCACTGGACTTAAGTGGTCAGCAATTGCTCCTAGACCTGGCACTTCTCCTTATGTTGCAGCACGTAGTGGTGCAAACGATGAAATGCACGTCGCAGTTTGGGATGCTACTGGTATTATTACAGGTTCTCCTAATACATTACTTGAGAAATTCTCATATGTTTCTAAAGCAAACAATGCTAAAACTCAAGGTGGTGCAGGTAACTACTACCCAAATGTAATTCTTGAGAAGAGTTCATTTGTTTACTGGGGTTCTCACGAGACATCAGTATATGATGTAAGTGCTAACCAAGCAGCTACAGGTGGTAACATTGCAGGTACTGGTAACGCAGGATCAGGAAGTACAACAGTATTTGACTTGTTTGCTTCTACCTATGTAACAGGTGCTGGTGGAAATCCTGACAACACATATGTGTTAGCAAAAGGTGCTGAGACAGGTACTGCATCATCAGGTGAAATTATCATTGGACTTCAAGAGTTCGCTGATACTGAAACAGTTTCAGTTGATTATATCCTCATGGGTCCTGGAGACAATAGTAGTAAAGGAAACACTCAGTCAATTGCTGCTAGTATATTAACCATCGCTTCTGGTAGAAAAGATTGCATTGGTTTCTTATCTCCATTTAGAGGAGACGTTGTTGGAGTAACAAGTTCCACAACACAAACACAAAATGTAGTTAACTTCTACACAAACATGCAAGCAACATCATTCGGTGTGTTTGATAGTGGTTGGAAGTATGTCTACGACAGATTTGCTGACAAGTACAGATACATTCCATGCAACGGAGACATTGCAGGATTATGTGCTGCTACTACTGCAAACGGATTACCTTGGTTCTCACCAGCAGGTTTAAACCGTGGTGCAATTAAAGGTGCTATAAAACTAGCATACTCACCAACTAAATCCGAAAGAGATACATTATATCAGAAGAGAATTAACCCAGTCACCAGTCTTCCTGGTCAGGGCATTCTACTCTTCGGTGACAAAACAGCTCTCGCTTCACCATCTGCATTTGATCGCATCAACGTTCGTCGTCTTTTCAACGTGATAGAGAAGACAATCGGTAATGCTGCGAAGGGGGTACTTTTTGAAATCAATGATGAATTCACACGTAACAACTTCTTGAATGTTGTTGAACCATATCTTAGAGGTGTACAAGCCGAAAGAGGTATAACAGATTTCAAGGTTATATGTGACGAAACCAATAACCCTGGTGCAGTCATTGACGCGAACGAATTTAAAGCAGACTTCTTTATTAAGCCTGCACGTTCAATCAACTTTATCACACTGACCTTCGTTGCCACACGTACTGGTGTAGCATTTGAAGAAGTCGTTCCCCGCAGATAATTAAACGGAGCAATTAACAATGGCAACCTCATTAGGTATTTTAGAATTTCAGAAAGCAATTAGGGGCGGTGTTCGTCCCAACCTGTTTTCGGTTGAACATCCATGGCCAACTACTAACACTGATTTGGCCGAACCATCCATTACTGGTGTTGCAGCATCTAAAGGATCTGCTGTAACATACATGTGTAAGTCTGCTGCATTGCCAGCAACTAACGTAGGAACAGTTGAACTTCCTTTCAGAGGAAGAGTTATCAAAGTTCCTGGCGATAGATCTTATGAAACATGGACAGGTACTTTCTATATGGATGATGCATTTGCATTAAGAAGTGCATACGAAAAATGGATCGAATTAACCAACGGTGTTGATAAGAACACTGCATCTGCTGATATAGTAGATACATGGGTAGATATCAAAGTTACACAACTAGATAAGTTTGGTGGTGATACTTCTGATAAGTTAAACGAACTAAGAGTATACAGATTGGTACAAGCATGGCCAGTATCTGTTTCTCAAATTTCACTTGCTTACGACAACAATGATTCTTACGAAGAATTTGATGTTGAGTTTGCATATCAGTACCATACCTCAGTTGGACCAGGTGGCAACGACACAGTTGACATTTCTGGAAGTTAACTAAATAGTAGGTACAAGTACACAATATTATGGCAGAGTTATTCGGATTCTCGTTTAAGAAGAAGAAGGTTGCGGAGCGTGCCCCGTCTCCAATTCAACCTTCTAGCGAGGACGGAGCTACTAGTTATATTGCAGGAGGTTACTATGGTCAGTATCTTGACCTAGACGGTAACTTCAAGACTGAATATGACATGGTGAAAAAGTATCGTGAGATGGCGATGCATCCAGAAGTGGATTCCGCTATCGAAGATATTTTACATGAAGCTATCGTTGCGGATCAAAACGATAGTCCAGTTGAAATCAACCTTGACAATCTCGATGTGAGTGAGAGTGTCAAAGTAATGATCCGAGATGAATTTAATTACATCAAAAACCTGTACGGTTTTGATAATAAAGCCCATGAAATGTTCCGCAGATGGTACATTGATGGGCGTTTATATTATCATAAAGTAATCAATTTAGATTCACCTGCAGAGGGTATTAAAGAAGTAAGATATATTGACCCATCAAAGATTAAGAAAGTAAGGCAGATAACAAAACCAAAAACTGCAGACGAGTTTATGAAGTATGACTTCGGATCATCTGAGGAATATTTCATATACAATCCAAAAGGATTGAACAACACTTCTGCTAATAGTGGTATCAAGATTGCGAAAGATGCTATCACTTACGTGACAAGTGGTATCATGGACACCAATAGAAATATTGTTTTGTCCTATTTGCATAAAGGAATTAAAGTACTCAATCAACTTAGAATGATCGAGGACAGTCTAGTTATATACAGAATATCACGTGCACCAGAGAGAAGAATATTTTATATTGACGTAGGTAACTTACCAAAAGTTAAGGCAGAACAATACTTACGTGAAGTTATGGGAAGATATCGTAACAAATTAGTATACGATGCTGCCACTGGAGAGATCAGAGACGATAGAAAATACATGTCAATGATGGAGGATTTCTGGTTACCACGTCGTGAAGGCGGTAGAGGTACAGAAATTACCACATTACCAGGTGGTCAGAACCTTGGAGAATTGACAGACGTGCAATATTTCCAAACAAAACTTTACAAAGCGTTAAATGTTCCAGCTGGTAGACTAGATTCTTCCACCTCATTTAACCTTGGTAGGTCATCTGAGATCACTAGAGACGAATTAAAGTTCACTAAGTTTGTGGGTAAACTCCGCAAGAAGTTTGGTGATCTTTTTAATGATGCTCTAAAGACCCAGTTAATCCTGAAGAGTGTTATCACTCCTGAAGACTGGGAGGATATGAAAGAGCATATCCAGTATGACTATCTTAAAGATAATCATTTCACAGAGCTTAAGAACTTAGAGATGAAGACAGAGCAACTTAATGTGCTTGGTCTTATGGATCCCTTTGTTGGTAAGTACTTCTCTATTGAATATATCCGTTCTGAAGTTCTCGGTATGACTGAGAAACAAATGGAAGAAATGGATATGCAAATGGCAGATGATATAGACATGGGTAGAGCAATCAACCCAACTGATCTAGTCGCTGCTGATCAAGAACAATTAGATGCAGAAACAGATAATATAGAACTTGATAAGGAAGTTAAGAGAGCTCAAATTGCTAGCCAAAAAACAAAGGCAGCAGCAGATCAGCAGAAGGCACAGCAGCAACCCGCGTCTGCAAAACCTAAAGCAGCTAAATAAATTACAGACAACGTTACATTATGGCAACACAAGAACGAGAAATCGTTGATTTACTTTGGGACAATGATAGAGCAGATGCTTTAGAAAAACTCAAAGACATGTTACAAGTTAAAGCAGCAGCTGCTGTTGATGCTAGTAAATTAGATGTTGCGAATAAGATGTTTCCGCACGTCCCTGATGATGGCAGACCAACAGGATTACCACCTGAAGGTGAAGCATCAGAAGACGAAACTGCGGAAGTAATTAACCGCAATGATGAAAACGAATCAGAGGAAAACGATGATGAGACTGATAACGGAACAGAACAATGATATAGAGGTTCTTACCGAAGACAAAGACGGTAAGCAATCCACTTATATCAAAGGTATATTCCTACAGACTGAAATTACTAATCGCAACGGACGTATGTATCGCTTCGATACTATGAACCGTGAGGTAGGTAAGTACAACGAAGAGTTCATCCAACGCGGAAGAGCACTTGGTGAGTTAGGTCATCCAGAAGGTCCTACCGTTAACTTAGATCGTGTTTCACACAAGATCGTTGAACTTTACCCTGAAGGTAAAAACTTCATAGGTAAGGCAAAGTTGTTAGAAACCCCTATGGGTAAGATTGCAAAGTCTTTACTTGAGGAAGGGGTACAACTCGGTGTTTCTTCACGCGGGTTAGGTTCTCTCAAAAAAGAGGGCACAACTAGTGTGGTCGCCGATGACTTTATTCTTTCTACTGCTGCTGATATAGTGGCAGATCCATCCGCACCTGATGCTTTCGTTGAAGGTATCATGGAAGGAAAAGAATGGGCTTTAGTCGATGGTAAGATTAAAGAAGCACAAATCGAGGCTATCAAGGCATCCCTTGATAACGCACCCTCACCCCAAGAACTTGCTGAAAGAAAACTCTCCGCGTTTGAGAGTCTACTCAGAAGTTTGTGATTTATAAATAAATTATAGATTCTTAAAACGTTTAAAAATCCCGTAGGAGTACAAGTAATGTCTACTATTGATGAAAAATTCCAAAAGGTGATCGCTGAAAAGACAGCTGCTCCTGAGGAAACAATTGAAGAAGATGCAGCAGTTGGCGATGCAGCCATAAAGAAAGGTGCTGTACCTGCTCAAAAATCAGACCTTAAGAACGACGCTATCGAAGTTGGCGGTTCTACTAAGGAAAAGCCAGAAGGTCCCGACAACGTTGGTGCTAAGGCTGCTGCCCCTGTATCTACTACAGGAGATTCTACAATCAAGACGAAGCCAAGTGGAGCTTCATCAGCAATGCCTGGTGGACTTTCTGCTAAGATCTTCGATGATGTAGAGAAAGAAGGAGAGACAATCTCCGAAGGAGAGATCGCAGAAGACATCAAGGCAGTATTGTCTGGTGCAGATCTTGACGAAGAATTCACTAAGAAAGCAACTACTGTGTTTGAAGCTGCGGTTTCAGCAAAAGTAACAAGTAAAATTGCTTCTCTTAAGGAAACTGCAGAACGCAGGATTGGCGAAGAACTTGAACTGATCAAGGAAGACTTTGCTGGTCGCGTAGAGAATTTCCTCTCATATGCTTGTGAAGAGTGGATGACTGAAAACGAACTTGCCATTGAGAATGGTCTTCGTGCTGAAGTCACCGAAGCATTTATGGGTGGATTAAAGAAATTGTTCATCGAATCAAACATCAACTTACCAGACGAGAGTTTGGATGCAGTTGCTGAGATGAGCGAGAAACTTGATGAAATGGAGACCCGACTCAACGAACAGATTGAAAAGAACGTTGGATTGCATGAGAAGGTAGGGAACTATCGTAAAAATGAGATCTTGAATGAGTATTCTAGAGGACTTGCAGAAGTCCAAAAGGATAAGTTTACTTCCCTAGCAGAAGCAGTCGAATTCAAAAACGAAGAGTCGTATCGTGAAAAGCTTGGACAAATCAAAGAGAGTTATTTCGGTGCTAAGAAGCCTGAAGTAACAGAAGAAATCTCTTCTGATGAACCAGCAAAAGTTGAAGCCATTAGCGAAAGCATGTCTTCGTATGTCGAACAGCTAGCTAAAAGGCTATAGACACTGTAAACACTAACTCAAGAACGGAGTAAAACTCGCATGTTTAATGCAGAACATCTCCAAGAGAAGTGGGCACCAGTACTTAACCATGATGGTCTTCCTGAAATTAAGGACAACTATCGTAAGTCTGTTACCGCAATCCTCTTGGAAAACCAAGAGCGTGCTCTCGCAGAAGAGCGTAACGTTCTAACAGAGGCACCAACAAACGTTGGTCCTATCAACACTCAGACAACAGGTTCTGGTGCTGTATATGGTTTCGACCCTATCCTCATCAGCTTGATCCGTCGTGCTATGCCTAAGCTAATTGCTTAT